ATAGGAACTATTTTACTAAACCCTGATGCCGTAAGTCAATCAATTCATGTAGCCCCTAATAGGACAGCAGATTTAGCAAATGGGACTAATCAATCTACTTTATATGGTGCCATAGTAGATGGAGCTTCATTTCAATTAAACGCTGAAGAAACAATTACCTCTGATTATGTATTTGTTAGATCAAGAAATGCTGAATTTAACTACTCAGAAAATCCATCATTTATCTCAGGTTCAACAGGAGAAGTAATATACACACAGTTTATAAATAGTCCTCAAGTATATGTTACTACAGTTGGAATGTATAATGATGCCAACGAATTAGTAGCAGTAGCAAAACTTTCAAAACCTTTACTTAAAGATTTCACCAAAGAATCATTAATTAGGGTTAAATTAGATTTTTAAAATGAATGAGTACTTACAAGCCATTTATCACATCGGATGTAGTAGTAACTCCATTTAAGGTAAATAAATCATTTACTTTCACTGGCGCAAGTGAATTTACATCCTCAAATGTTGGTATAGATAGGTTTTTTGGGAAAAACATTCAATCAACTTTATTTGTATCTGGTTCAAACCCAACAGGGCAAATTTCAACACAAAATCAAGAATTAGTTTATGATTCTGTAAAACAACTTTACTATTCAAATTATTTGCTTGGAGAAGATGGTTCTCCTGCTTTTACTGCTTCATTTAATATCGATGGAACTATAACAGGGGAGGGTGGGACAAAACAACCAATGTATTATAATTATCTGAATAATACTTTAGATGCTAATAGATTATTCCCCACTGCTTCTAATGATAGAATAGGAGTAATTTCTATACCCTCCAATTTATTTGGGGAATATATTAAACCTGGTACTTTTAATTACACATATACTGGATCTATCCTTTCCGGTAAATTTTACGATGATGAAAATGGAAATTTATTTAAAGATGGAGCTAAAGTAGGAGATATAATTTACCAACACGGTATGATAGTTTTAACTTCCTTTGGAACATCAATTACAGGGAGTGTTTATGGTTCTGCCCTATATGGTACTGGAGTTTATTCTGTTGCGGGGGCTCAAGAATTAGATGATATTATTTCTTCTAATAATGTAACCTGCTCATTCCAAAGTACAACTACGATTTATGAATCACAATATAAATGTACCCTAAGAGAAAATGAATTTAATTTTTCCAACAACCCCTCAGTTATATCAGGTTCATCAACAGGTACAGTATATGACTTTGTAACTGGATCCTATTTTCAACCTTATGTTACAACAGTGGGTTTATATAATAATGCAAACCAATTAATAGCAGTAGGAAAACTAGCTCAACCCTTACAAAGTTCAAATACTACTGACACTTCAATACTAGTTAACTTAGATTTATAATATTTATTACCATGGCAAAAACATTATCTAAAACAGGAATAACCACATCAAGCACAATTGAATCATGGCATGTGTCTCAATCAATAGACGCTTTAACAGGAACAGATGCTTATGATGTTACAATTTCAGGTTCATTATCCCTTCCTGGATCTACTGCTTCTGGTAGTTTTATAGGTGATGGGTCAGGTTTAACAGGAATAACAGCTGAGTGGGATGGTAGCCATAATGGGAATGCTTCAATTACAGGTTCATTAACTGTAACGAGTAATGTAAGTTCAAGTGGAACAATAACAGGAAATGTAGGTACATTTACAACTTTAACTAATGTAAATACTACTAATATAACAGCATCAGGGCATGTATCTTCAAGTGCAACATCAACTGCTTCATTTGGAACTTATTTAGGGGATGGTTCACAATTAACTGGGGTAACTAGTGAATGGGATGGTACTCGAAATGGCAACGCTGAAATTACAGGTTCTTTAATTGTAACAAGTGATATAAGTTCAAGTGGTATTGTATATGGAGAAACAGGTTCATTTAGTCACATTAAAGGTAATTCACCTATTACAGTAGGGGGTCAAGTAACCTTCCAACAACAAATAACTGCTTCTTCGGATGTTACTATTAAACATGAAATTAATTCTTCTACTTCTAAAATAGACCATAATGTTTTTACTGCTACTACTTCTAATAATATGCAAACCACAGTTTTAACTATTCCAATTCCCCAAGGGATAAATGGAGCCATTACAACTCTTGATTTTAAAGTACAAGCAGTATATAATAATGGGGGTAGTGGAGCCTATTTTCATGTTGTAGGATCTTATGAAAATAATGGTACAGTAACAAGAATACGCCCAACACCAACCACTGTAGTATCCCATAAAGATTCAACAGAGGATTTTACCCTAACAGTTTCATCACCTAATGTTCTTGCTAAAGTCACAGGCATAGCAGCCACAGATATAAATTGGGCCGGTGTATATAACATTCAAACTCAAGAATATACCCTATAATTTATGGTTTGGCATTATAACGGAAAAGAAATAACAGAAATTTCTCAATTCCCTAAAAATACCTATGGGTTTGTCTATAAAATAGAACATACCCCCTCAGGTAAATCTTATATAGGTAAAAAAGTCCTACAGTTTAATCGTAAAGTTAAAGTTACTAAAAAGGATTTATTATTATATGAAGGCGTTAAGGGTAGGAAACCAACCCATAAACGTGTTGTTAAAGAATCAGATTGGTTAACTTATTATGGTTCAAATAAAGTATTATTAGAATTATTTAAAAAAGATTCAATAGAAAATTTTGAACGTTATATTATAAAATTAGCACCAAGTAAAAAATTACTCACATATTACGAAACTCAATACCAATTCATGTATCAAGTACTAGAAAAACCTGATATGTTTTTTAATGATTCAATTCTAGGGAAATTTTTCGTAAGTGATTTCAAATAAGTAATATTTTTGGTAAATTCTTTAATATTTATAATCAAAAATACATGATAGGAATATACAAAATAATAAATCCAAAAGGAAAAGTCTATATTGGTCAATCTACTAATATTGAAGGTAGATGGGAAAAAGGACATAAATACTTAATAGGCAGTGGGTTTAAGTTATCTAACTCATTAAAAAAATATGGATTTGAAAACCATATGTTTAAGGTTATAGAGGAATGTAAAGTTGAGGATTTAGAAAATAGAGAAACATATTGGATTAACCAATATGACTCGTATAATAAAGGGTTAAACTCAACTTCTAAAGGAGGATTTGTAGGATATAGAGATATGTTACATAAACAAAAACAATCTAATGCAATGAAAGGTAGGAAAGGGTATTGGGAAGGTAAAAAACGTCCAAATCATAGTGAATATCTAAAAAATAATAGAAGTGGTTTCTCATATGAAAGGACAAATAAACACAGAGAAAAAATAAGCAAAATAGTTAGTTCCAGCTGGGAAAAGGATAGAGAAGAAAGAAGTAAAAAAATATCCCAAAATAAAATGGGTAAAGGGACTAAAAGTATAATCTGTATAGAAACTAATGAAACCTTTAATAGTATAAAAGAATGTAGTGAAAAAATGAATATAAGTAAAGGTTGCATATGTTCATTTGTAAAGGGTAAATATCCCTACCCAACATTAAGGGGATATACATTTTCTTACACAAAAGATTTTGAATCTCGATAGAGGATTCGTATATTTACCCTGTATGATAAACGAACTATTAGTTAACCTAGTTGACTCTGTTTTAGGTGTTGGTAAAAGAACATCAAGAGGTAATCAAGCTTACCATTGCCCCTTCTGTAACCACTCTAAACCAAAACTAGAAATTAACTTTACTAAAAACAAAAAAGGTTATAATCCATGGCATTGTTGGGTGTGTAATACTAAGGGAAAAACAGTAAAAACACTATTCAATAAGGTAAAGACATCCCCCGAAAAATTTCAAGAATTATTCAAATTAGTTAAAACAAAGGATGCTGTAGAAGAAGTAATAGAATCTAAAGATGTTAAATTACCTGATAATTTTAAAACTATCATAGGAAATAAAGACCTTACTGCTAAACAAGCATACAAATATTTAAGGAAAAGAAATTTAACTGATGATGATATTTTAAAATATAATATAGGTTATTGTGATTATGGTAAATATAGAAATATGATAATTATACCTTCTTATAATTGTAATGGTAAATTAAACTATTTTGTTTCACGTTCATTTGAAAAGGATGCCTTTATAAAATATAGAAATCCTGATTGTTCAAGAGATATAATCCCATTTGAATTATTTATAAATTTTGATTTACCCTTAATATTATGTGAGGGTGCATTTGATGCAATTGCAATTAAAAGAAATGCTATACCATTATTAGGTAAAAATATCCAATCTAATTTACTTAAAAAGATAGTTAAATCAACAGTAGAAAAAATTTACATAGCTCTAGATACAGACGCTATTAAACAAGCTTTAAAACATTGTGAATATTTAATAAACCAAGGTAAAGAAGTATACCTTGTTGAATTAGAAGGAAAAGATCCAAGTGAGATGGGATTTAAAAATTTCACCAAACTAATTCAAAATACTTTACCATTGGATGAATATCAACTAATGGAAAAGAAACTTTCATTAATATGAAAACCAAAAAGAAGTATAATAGGATATTACAAATATCTGACGATGCACAACAAATAACCTTACCTGATGCTAGGTATTATAAGCGAAATGGGGAATATTATCCTTCAATAACTTATGTTTTAAGTTGTTACCCCAAAGGAAAACATTTCCAAGATTGGCTCAAAAAAGTAGGATACTCAGCTGATTATATAGTTAAAAAAGCAGGTGAGGATGGGACTCAAGTTCATGAGATGATTGAAGATTATTTGAATGGAAAAGAATTGAACTTTCTTGAACATGGGATCCCAATGTATGATCCTAATATTTGGCAAGGATTCCTAAGATTTGTAGAATGGTGGGAAACCTATAAACCCACACTATTAGAAACTGAAGTTCATTTATTTTCAGACAAAATTAAAGTAGCAGGTACCTGTGATTTGGTTTGTGAGATTGATGGTGAAGTTTGGGTTATAGATTTTAAATTTTCAAATAACCTACAAACGACTTATGAATTACAAACAGCAATTTATTCTGAATGTTATTCTGAATGTTTTGGTAAAATGCCTGATAGACAAGGTATTTTATGGTTAAAATCCTCTAAAAGAGGTCCTAAAGAAGGTAAAATACAAGGTAAAGGATGGGAACTTTTTGAATCAAAACGTACACATGAAGAAAATTTAGACATATTTAAAACTGTTAAAAAATTATTTGATTTAGAAAATCCAAAACATAAACCAACCTTTACTGAATTTAAAACTAAAGTTAAGAGGGAAATATAGTATTTATAACTATGATAAAATTAAGAGATTTACTTTTAGAAGTACAAGGTAAACCCAAAGCCCTTATCTTAGCTGGAGCTCCTGGAGCAGGTAAAGGGTATATTTTAAGGGGTTTAGATTTAGGGGGATTAACCACCTTTAACATAGATGATACCTTTATAGATTTATTAAGACAATCAAATGTATCATTAGATTTAAAATCCCATGGACCTGAAGAAAGAAGTGCTGCTGCTAAAGCAATGGCTGCTGCTTCTCGAAAACATAAAAAAGAATTAATTCCAAATGCAATAGCAAATCAAGAATCATTTATTTTAGATGGAACGGCGGCATCACAAAAACAAACTTTAAAATTAAAGGGTGAATTAGAAGCAGCAGGATATGAGGTTTTTATGCTTTATGTTTATACTGATTTAGAACGTTCATTAAAACAAAACCAAAACAGGTTTGAAAAATCAGGTGGTAAAGATAGGAGTTTACAACCGGCAATTGTAATGTCTACATGGAATTCAGTTACTAAAAATTTTGAACCTTATCAACAAGCATTTGGTAAAAATTTCGTCTCAGTAGCCAATACAGGAGAGGCAATGACTGACTTAGAACAAATAATAACAAAGTATTTAGACCCATTTAAACCACAAAATACTAAACCTAAAACAGAAAAAGAAAAAATACGTTCAAGAGCTAAAAAAGAAGAAACAAACAAACAAATACAAGATTTATTAAATTCAAACCACTTACAGAATATAATCAAGTCATCAGTATCAAAAGACGAAGCTCAAACACAAATATCTAACTTTTTAAAATGAACGGACTAAGTGAATTTTTAATAGACAGTATGGTTAAAGAACAAACCACTGCTTTATTTGGTGGGGGTTTTAAACCACCTACTAAGGGGCATTTAGAAGTTGTCTTACAAGGTTTAAGTGAAAATCCTAAAGTAAATAAGCTTATTATAGCTGTAGGTAAAAAAAATAGAGGGGGAGTAACCCAAGACCAATCAGTTCAAATATGGGAAGTTTATAAAAGACTTATACCTGTTGAAACTGAAATCATTCCTGTAATATCACCATTTAATTTTTATAAAAAATTCCTAAAAGAAAATAAAGAAGATAATGTTTATGTTTTTATAGGTGCAAGAAAAAATAATAAAAAAGATATTATTGATATAAAGGAAAGATCCAAATTTGTAAAAAGATATAGTGATAATGTAATCCCAAAAGGAGTATTAACTGAAAACATTGATAGTGGTACTAATTCAAGAAAACTATTTAAAGAAAATTTAGAAAAATTTTATGATACTTTACCAATAGATTTAACTGAAGATGAAAAATTCCAAGTCCATCTTATTTTAGAAGGTGAGAAATTACAAAAGTATGTAGATAAAGTTAAAGGGGGTTTTAAAAAATTTATCCAATCTTTAAAACAAGAAAAACAAGAAACTAAAGATGCCTTTAAATTATTAGTCCAATCTGTAAAAGGTAAAAAACAATTATCTAAAGAAGAAAAAAAAGAAATAGGTAATCAAATGAAAGATGTTCTTAAAGTAGCAGGGTTTACAGCTGCTTCTGTATTACCTGGAGGGGTTATATACTTAATGTTATCAAGAATACCTGCCTTAAAAAAATCATTAACACCTTCTGCTTTTATAAATGAAGCTTCTGAAGATAAAATTTTATATGCTTTTGATTTAGATGACACTTTAATCACTTCAAAATCAAATGTTATAGTTACTAACCCTGAACAAGGAACATTTAAATTAACACCTGCTGAATATGCCTTATATGAACCAGGACCAAATGATGAATTAGATTTTTCAGAATTTAAATATTTAAAAAGTCCAAAAGTAATTAAAGATAATTTTGAATTATTTTCTAAAATATTAGAAAAATCATCACAATTATCAGGTGCTAAAACAATTATATTAACCGCTAGACAACCTGAAGTAGCTACTGATGTAGAGGCATTTCTAGAAAAAAAGAATTTACCCCAAATAACTTTACATGCTGTTGGTGATTCAGACCCAAATAAAAAATTAGAAATAATAAAAGATTATATTAATCAAGGGTTTAATAAAATTAGATTTTATGATGATTCCCCTAAAAATGTAGAAGCTATAAGATCTATAGATATGCCTGGGGTGGATGTTATTTCCAAATTAGTTAAACATGGTCCATTAGGTGAAGTTTTATTAAGAGAAGCAATGATAAATGAAGAAAAATTAGATCTTAATTTACCTGAAGATATTCTCCATCTTTATAGAGCATTTATAAAAAATGGAAAAAAATTATATGTTGTTGGGGGTGCAGTAAGAGATGCTCTTTTAGGTAAGGATCCTAAAGATTATGACTTAGCTACAGATGCAACCCCAGATGAAGTACTAGCAATAGCTAAAAAAGAAGGATTAAAAACTTTAGAAATAGGAAAACAATTTGGTGTTGTAATGGTAAATGGTCATGAAATAGCTACTTTTAGAAAAGATATAGGCAAAGGTAGAAGACCAGATTCAGTAGAATACACTGATATTGAAGGTGATGTTAATAGAAGAGATTTAACTATTAATGCATTATTTTATGATATAGATAAGGGTGAAGTAGTTGATTTAGTAGGTGGGGTTCAAGATTTAAAAGACAGAAAAATTAGAACTGTAGGTAAAGCTTCTGAGCGATTTGAAGAAGATGCCTTACGTAAATTAAGAGCATTAAGATTTCATGGGCAAACAGGAGGAGAATTAGGTAAAGAAACATTCCAATCTTTAAAAGATAACCCCTCACTTGAAGGTGTAAGTGGAGAAAGAATTAGAGATGAATTCCTTAAAGGACTTAAAAAAGCTATATCAACTAAAAAATATTTAGAAACAGCAGCTGAATTGGGTTATTTAAATCAAATACTTCCTAATTTAACAATTACAACACCTTACATAGATGAGGAAGATTATATTGTTTTACTTGCTTACCTTTTAAAACAGAATTCACCATCTCAAATTGTTAAACAATTAAATCAATTAAAATATTCTGGGGAAGAAGCTAAACAAATTAGTTTCTTAGCTTCATTAGCTAATTTTACCCCAAATCAAATACAATCATATAAAAAATTCCAAAAAATATCCGGTGTAACTGATGAACAAATAAACAAAATAGGAAATTTAACAGGTAAAGATTTTACTAAATTTTTAAATTTTGAATTAAGTGTAAGGGGTAATGAAGCACCCTCAGGTTTAAAAGGACCAGAAATAGGAGATTGGGTAAATAAACAAGAAATTTCAAATTATCAATCATTAAATGAGGATAATGACCCATTCGGTTTGGTGCGATTAGTAAATGAAGTAATAGGAGAGGATGAGTTTGATTATACCCCACATATAGATTCTTTAAATGGTTATATGGAAGATAAGGGAATGAATGTAACTCCTCTACCTAGTTTAGTATTTATACATGACGATGTAGATAACGCGCAAGATGTTATGGGCAAAACAGCGTTTTACAACCCAAATAAACGCGAAATAGTTTTATACACGTTATACCGCCACCCCAAAGATGTTCTGCGTTCATATGCGCATGAGATGATTCACCATATCCAAAACTTAGAAGATAGATTAGGTAACATAACTACAACAGATACAAGAGAAGATGACCATTTAACAGATATAGAAAGGGAAGCCTATACAGATGGAAATCTTGCATTTAGAAAATGGACAGAAACATTAACTGAGAGTCAAAAGTCTACTCTATCTCTTAAAGATAGTTTTGAACCACAAAAAGAAAATTATAAATTTGATTGCAACTGTGGTTGATTTAACAGAGATATATCAAGAAATTTTAGAAGAAGTTCCAACCCAATATAAGTTATATTGTGATATGGATGGTGTGTTGTGTGATTTTGATGAAAGATTTAAAAAATATTCTAATGGAATGCCACCTAGAGAATATGAACGAAAATATGGAAAAGAAAAATTTTGGGACTTAATAGATGTCCAAACAGGTTTAAAATTTTGGGTTGGTATGCCTTGGATGCCTGATGGAAAAGAGTTATGGGATTATATTAAACCTTATAATCCTACTTTACTTTCAGCTCCATCATATAATAACAACTCTCGTTTAGGAAAACGACTATGGGTTAGAAATAACATACCAGGAACAAAGTTGATTTTGGCTAGTAGAGCTAATAAAGTAAACTATTCAAATGAAAACTCAATACTTATTGATGATATGCCCCGAACCATTGAAGAATGGGAGAGTGGGGGAGGTATAGGAATCCTGCATACCTCGGCTGCTTCTACTATAGAGCAACTAAAACAGCTGGGATTATAATATTAATTAAAATCTAAATTATGGAAAATTTAAAGATGATTATTAATTCCTCATGGTTCAGAGCTGCATTAGCAGGTGGTTGTGCTGTCGCACTATTTACGACAGGCAACATCCTTTATGCAGGTATAGCTATAGGAATTGGTGTAAGAGAGTTATTACTGGCTTTTAAAAGTTAAAATAAGTTTATATAAGAAGTTATATTAACTTAATTATTAACAATAAAAAACAGAAATCATGAAAGAAGTAATGGACAAAATTACATCAACGTTAGGTTGGTTAACAACAATTATGTTATCATTTGTATCCTTAAGCATATTAGCTGAGGTTATTTTTGGTCACGACATATTTGGAACAAACGTAGTAGCTAATATCATGGAGATTATTAAATCTCTAGGTGATGGTGGGTTTGTAGGGTTAATCGCCTTAATTATCTTGATTCAATTATTCCACAAAAAAGGATAATTTAATTTAAGTAACAATGGCAAAAGGTATTAATTTACTTAGTTACCGAAAAAAACAAAAGAGGAAAAGACCTGGAGTTCACGCTAAAACAAAAACTTCAAGGTCTAAATCCTCTTTGTTTTATAAAAAAAAATATAGAGGTCAAGGAAAATGAAGGATAACATATTAAAAAAAGAATTTAATAAAAAAGATGTTACGCGTCTGAGAAACCTAGTTAAAGGAAAAAGTTCTGAACGTACCGGACAGGGTATAGGTTACACTAAAAAGGAAGAATTTCATAAAGAAGGAGATATTTGGGAAGAAAATGGTAGAAAATGGACAATTAAGGATGGTATAAAAGAAAATATTACTAAGTTAGACAAATACAAAAAAGCTAATGTTCCCTTATTCTGCCCATCCTGTAATCAGGTAATGAATAAACAATTAGATTCTAACTACTATAGAGCTCATGGTCAATGTTTAAATTGTACTACCAAATTTGAAACAGAATTAAAATTAAATGGTACTTGGGAAGAACATAAAAATTCTACCCATAATAAAGAAATTGATAAATTAATAGAAGAATATAAAGCTTTCATGAAGGAAAAATTAAATGAAAGTAATGATGGGTTTATAACAGAGTCCGGTGAAGTTGAAAAATGGGTAGGTGGAATTAATAAGGACCGAGCTGAAGAAGCTTTAAAGGAAGGAATTGAATATTTAAAATCATTAAAAAAGCAATGAAATATGTTTTTTCTATTACTTTCCCATACCCTATTTATATTTATAAATAAGACATTATAATACAATAAAAAACAAATTAATATGGATGATGCATCTATAATCACTATTCTAACAGCATTAGTTGCTGCTTTAGGAATTAAAGAAATTTGGAACATTTGGAAGAAAAAAATCGACAATTCCCATAAAAAATCCATGCAAAAACAAAAATCTCTAGACACACTCTCAGCTCAAGTTATTGAAGAATTAAAAATCAAAATTGGCGAACTTGAAGAAAAAATAGATGATTTAATTGAGAAAAATAAACAATGTGCTGTTAAATTAGCTCGTCTAGAAGAAAGATTAACATTGTCTGCAAAAAAAAACGCGGGGAGAAAAAAAACTAGAACAGAAAACGGAACTAAAAAAATTAAAAAATAATGGATAATTTTGATACACATAAATGGTTTAAAAAACAGTATTTAGAAGAAGCTAATATTAATGAGGGGGATATGACTTCTGAAGAGGCATTTAGGATCCTTAGAGATATAGAAGCTATTCTTCCAAAAAGGTTATCACCTTCTCATATTCAATTAATGGGAAAAGCCTTAGACCACCTTCAAGCGGGTGAAATAACAAAAATGATGGACCATGAAGTAACTTTTTCTGATGTAAGAGAAGGTAAAGAACATTCTTCAAATGTTGAAGCCCATGACCTATTAGGAATGATCGAGGATGAGTTAGATGAATTACAACCAAGTAATGATTTAATTGTAAGATTATCCCTGTCCTCACCCCCAGAAGGGGAAGATTATGGGTATAATGGATATGATGTAGAATTTGAAACTTTAGGTAGTGGTATTACCAACCCAGATGAAGACGTTAATTGGATGAGGGAAGGTAAAATGAAAAAAAATAAACCCAAATATAAACAATAACAAATAACCATATATTTATCATATATAATAAACAATTAAAATGGAAAACAAAGAATTTAATTTAAGAAACTATCTTTATAAAAACCCTTTATTAGAAAAAGAAGATACTAAAAAAGGAAATGAAGAAGAACAAGAGCATGAAGAAGGAGCTATTAGAGATGATAGAGACCATATTGATGCTTTAGATGCTGATGCTGAAGCAGACGAAAAAAAACTGAAAAAACTTAAAAAGGATAAAAAAGAAGATGTTAAAGAATCTGCTTTAAGAAAAGCAATCCAAAATGAAATCTTTTCCATTTTAAAAGAAGCTGAAGAAGAAGATGTTGACGTAGACAAAGAAGTTGACGTTGATGTTGAAGATACTGAAGAAGTAGATGTAGATGTGGATAGAGAAGTTGATATAGATGATGAATCTGCTGAGTCTGAAATCGAAGTTGATTCTGAACTAGCGGGTGAAGACGCTGATGTTGCTGCTGTTTTAGATCTATTAACTAAAGCTCAAGAAGAAGCAGAAGCATTAGGTGATGAAAAATTACTAGATCAGATTGGGAATACAATTACTTACTACACTAGAGCTCATGTTGTTAAATCAACTGAAACTAGAGCAGTAGCAGAAAATAAAAGGTTTACAAGAAGAAGAAAATAATATCAAACAAAATACGTTATGAACACAAATGAAATTTATATGCAAATGGCCGAGTTATGGACTGAATTCTCAACTGAGCATTCAAAAACTAGTAAAGCAGCTCACGGTCGAGCAAGAAGTGCTGCTACTAAAATAAAAAAATTAATTGCTGAGTATAAAAGAACCTCAGTAGCTGAAGACAAAGCATAATGAAATGGGTAAATCTCTTCTTAAAAATCGCATTAAGAAAATCTTAAATGAAGCTCTTACCCCCGACCAAGTATCCCAAGTAGAAGACAAATACAACTCAATTTATTCAGGCATGTTGAAGGGCAATAAAAAAAAGCTTATGAAATATGTCGATCCAAAATTTAAAAGGCCAAACCCTGATGCAATGGCTATGGGTAGGGCTATTAATTTAGTTAAAAAGGATAGTGATAAAGAAGAAGTTAATGAAGCTAAGTATCCTGAATACACAGTAACAAAAGATGATTGGAAAAAATCAAAATATCCATTTGAAAAACTAAAAAATAGTGAATTCAAAATTAAAATAGCAGGAGAAGGTGATGATAGAAAATATTTGTTTTTTTGGAAGGAAGATGGTGAAGGTGATTGGGAAGCAGGAAACATGAAAAGACAATTAAGAAGTGCTTTAACTGCCATAGCTAAAAGAAAACTACCTATTAAAGAAGAAGTTAATGAAAATAAATATAGAGTTGGATATGAAGATGAAGATGATAATAGACATTATATTGAAATAAAAGCTTCAAATGAAGAAGAAGCAGAACAAAAATCTTCTGGTTTAGATGGGTTTAGAACTTTAAAATCAATTGAATTAGTTAATGAAAATAAATATAGAGATAAATTTGAAGAATCATCATTAAATGAAGTTCATAAACTACTTAGACAAACAAATTTATCATCTGAAGAATACCAAAAAGCTAAAAAATTAAAAGGATTCAATGCAGACGACTATACATTTAACTCAGATAATAATCTATATGTTAAAAAATTATTAAATGAAGACGAAGCTGCCTTTGAATGGAACAAAGCTAGAGCGGGTAGAATTATGAAGGATTTATTTGGACCTGATTTTGAATTTGATTACACATATAAACTTGAAGGTGATAGAATTATAATCCACCCTGAAGGATATAATCCTGATGGTACTTTATTTGATATGAAAGATGTTCATAAAGAAAAAATTATAAGAACATTCCGAGATAAAATGCCAAAGGCTCAAGCTACACCTAACATGGGTGGGGGGATAACAGTACGTTTAAAAGAATCAATTAATGAAAATGAAATGGATATAAAAGTACCTTTTGTAATAGACCTAGGAGAGAATATATCTAGAGCTAATTACCACAAAGTAATGTTGAAATTAGATTCAATGGGTTACAAAGGATGGTATCAATTAGCTATGAATGTGAGAGATAAATTATTAGTTAATAGGCTTGGTAGAAAACCAATAATACACTTTTACCCTGGATTTAGATATCTAATATTAGGCCCAATAGGAGAAATCCCAGAAAAAGAGGTAAATCATAATAATGAACTTATAGGAAAATATTCATCATTAAATGTAGTTCCTTTTGAAGATTTTCTTAATGAATCAATTAATGAAGATAAAGCTCCTGTAAAAGTAGGAGATAAATTAAAAATGGCTTACCAAGGAAGTACTGTACGTGATAAAACAGGTGTAGTAACCTCAGTATCAGATGATATGGCTCAAGTTGATTTTGGTGGTGGTGATTCTTATGGTATTTTATTTAGTAGAATTAAAGGAAATGAAATTATAAAAGAAGATAAATTCAAAGGGGAATGGCCTAAAGAACTTACCTCTAGATACAGTGATGAATACAGATTTGAGTTAGAAAAAGTTTCCCCAACCTACCAAGACAAACCAGGAAGAGCTAAATACAGAGTAATCGATATTGAAAGTGGAGAACTTAAAGCAACACCTGTATTTGGAAAACCAGAACATCTTATGGCTTATGCTGATGATTTAATTAAACCCCAAGGTGGAACACAATCATCTCATTTTGGCACTAATGAATCAGTTAATGAAGGTTATTTAGAAAGAGCAATTGAAAAAGAAAAAGATCCTAAAAAACTTGCTAAACTAAAAGCTAAAAAACAATTTTATGATAATACCCCTAAAGAAAAAAGAAGAGAAATGTCTGATGATGAAATAAGAAACCAAATAAATAAATCAGTTAATGAACGACTTTCCTCAATGGTAAGAGAAGTTTATTCTGAAAAGCAAAGAAAATGGGCATGTGCTCAAGACGATCCCAAATTTGATGAAATGTGTAAAGACACAGCAATATCAAAAAAGAAATTAGAAGAATACTTTATGTTAATGAACCCCTCTAAGAAAAGAGGAGGAGGAAAAAATTACCCATCAGAATATTTAGGTGTACTTGCTCATTATCAACATAGTGTATTAAAAATTCCAAGACATAAAAGAGCAAAAGCTACAGTAGGAGCAGATATGCATGATCGTTATGGTCAAGAAGTTTGGGATATTATAAGTAATAATTATCCTACATTAGGTTTAGACCCAACCCCACCTTCTAATTGGAAAGATACAGCTAGATTATTAGCTGGTAAATTTAAAGAAGCAGATTTAAGTTATTATAGAGATCTTAAAAAACCTTTTTTAAATGAAGGAAAAACATCAACTGTTAGCAAATCGAGAGCCAAATCATCACTTAAACAAATGTTAAAAGGTAAACGTGATGATGGAATGGGTAAACCTACATTAAAATCTGTCTTAGCAATTGATAAAGATGGTAAAGAAACTGAAGTAAAGAAATTAGAAGACTTTGATAAGTTTGAAAAAGGAACCAAATTCGCATTAAAAGAAACAACTATGAATAACGATAGACTAACTGAATTAATAAAAGCAGCCTTAAAAGGACCAGTTAAAGAAGATAAATCCAAATTAGAAGAGATAGATAAAGTGAAATGGCAAGGTGAATTATTAGATAAACTTAAAATTTATTTTAAAATAGCTTATGAAACAGGGTTAGAGACATTAGGGTCATATGATGATTTTGAGGAAGAATTTTGGAATAGAAATAAGGATGACATGCTTTATAAATTACACAATTTAAATGAATCCTACATGATGGATACTGATAGTAATGCAAACACTGCAGTATTACAAGTTTTAAGTATTTTAAAACATGCAGATATAGATGGTGAAACAATGCAACACATTTTAGAAGAATTAGGGATGGATGAACAAATGTGGAAACAATTAAATGTTAAATACGGAAAACCAACAACATTCTCAGATGTAAGAGAGGATAATTTAACAGAACGTATATTTAAAAAACTTAAAAAATAGTGACAATAGAAGAATTAAAAGAACGAATTAAAGGATTAGCTCTTGAAGTAATAAGCGACAGAAAAAAAGCTGAAATAGCTGCTGTTGAATATGATGAATTGACTAAATTTCCTGAGTTAAAAAAGGTTATAGTAACCCTTTTAACAGCGGATTTTAATTCATTTGTAGCCTCTATTGATTGGGTTGCTCCTCGTCCTACTACATTTAGAGTTAATTTAAAAAACGATCAAGAATTCTATTTGATATGGATGAATAGAAGTTGGATAGCTCAAGTAGAAGGAAAAAAATATTATTTACTTAACTTACCTGAAGAAGAACGTGCTGTTGAAGCAATTGCTCGTATATTAAGATATGGCCCTGTAGCAGGATAAGAGGAAGCAGAAGAAGGATTTGATGTGGGTGGTGAAGCCGGTGGTGAAGAAGCAGGTGGTGGTGAAGAAATAGATGTAGATATAGAAGACACAACAGATATAGAGGTATAAATTATGAAAGATTTCGATTTAAGAAAATATTTATCCGAAAACAAGCTATTAAAGGAAGATCAAGCTTCTGATTTAATAGATGATGGAGTAGTATTGTATGTTTCTGATGATTCTAAATTAGCACATGGGTTTGTTGAACCTAAAAAAATAGGGTTTATAGTTTATAATACGGCAATAAAGGATACTTCAAAATCCATTTCAGATATAACGGGTAATTTACCCAAAAATGAAAAAGTAATAGACATATTCAGTGATAATTACCCTAATACAGACCCAAATTACATTACAACATTTTTCACAGATTCTAAAAATTGGAAAGCTATTAATGGTAAAGATGAATTAAATAGTTTAATGTCAAAGTATAATAAAATATATTTAATCAATCATAATGGTGATTCATCTAAATTAAATGAAGCCTTCAACCCCTTTTTAGATACTGAAGAAGGTGGATATATGAGAGAATATATTGATGATGCAGCTGAGGAAGAAGGATTAGATTTAGGTTATAGAAACGAGTTTGATGAAGCTTTTAAAATAGCTTTAAGCAGACTCTCATCTGACTCCCCAGAATTAGACTTTAATCTTATAATACAGAATAAAGAATCTTTCTTTTAAATATAAACTAAAAATGAAAAAATCAAAACTAAGAAAAATAATCAAAGAGGAAATATCTAAGATATTAAAGGAAGATAATTATGATACATCATATGATCTTGAAAATATAAAAAACACAGATATTTTAAAAATTGG